TTTTTTTTTTTTTTTTTTTTTTTTTTTTTTTTTTTTTTTTTTTTTTTTTTTTTTTTTTTTTTTTTTTTTGAACATAATACCATCCATCTTTTATCATAACTGGAAACCGTAGTTCATTTGACGAATTTCTTTTCATTTTTAATTCCCCCCTCATGCTTCATCGTTGGGTTCATCCCTCCTGTAAAGACAAAGGATTTTCGAAGGTTTGTCTTTTATTTTGAATATTTCTAATATTTTATTAGTGACAATACAAGATTATTTCCCATTGTTCTTTCTTTGAATAAAGAACGATGAATTTTCGATAATTCAATTTCAACATCCCAAAGATTCTTATCAAAATCTTCATCTAATAAGTTAGCTAATCTTCTCAATTCGTCTGCGTATGTAGGCATATCACCCCTCCTTGATTTGCTTTGTGAGTTTGGAATTATCTTCTATTTGAATCATCCATTGGATAAGATTACTTGCCAATCTTGAATTTTTTAATTTAATATCAACTATTCTCTTTGAAATTGGGGCCATGCAATCAGGTCGCTCACTTTATCCAGTCGGAAACAATGCCCTCATTGTGCATGGCTTTAAAATCTAAAGTAAGCTATTGATTTTATGATAGTTTTCGTGTCCTCGCTATATCCCCCCACTTGGACTTTTTATATACAAGATTCACCGCCTTATTACGCACTCTTGCTACAAGGGTATTAACTGAACCAATTGATATTTTTAATTTATGGGCAATTTCGCTTTGATTGTAGCCTTTTTGTAACAATTTTATCACATCTTTTTCTCTTTGTGTAGAAGTTTTAAGTATCTCTTTGACTAATGAAGCATTAATAATATCCCTCTTTTGGTCATCATAATCTCTTTGTTTAAATAAAGACTTCTTTGCTCTATCTGGATTAGCTTCTATAGGCTCCCATAACTCAATACCACCTTCCCCATGGTTACTGTCTTGTCTTTGGTGATTATAAATCCACTCCCAGTAGGCACTATTTTCGCTTTGTCCTTTAAACCATCTCTTCATTTAAGCCTCCCCAATCTCTTTAGTTCATTTAATACTTTTCTTTCAACAGCATATATAAATCTATGTTCTTTGATATTATTTACTTTTATTCCATTTGCTCTTAATATTGTTACCCAAGCATGTAACATTTCATGTAATAAAGTGGAAGCATATTCAGCTAATAGTTTATTACGCTTTATACTTATTGTTATTAGCATTTTCCCTTTATTTTTGATCATAAAATTGCCCCAAGCTTTATTTTTACAATCTTTGACATTTTTAATTTCAATTATCATCATATACACCTCTAGCTAATTTAGTATGTAAATTAATTAGTGAAGAAAGTCTATGGATTGTCTTTGAAAATTTAGTTGTATCGGCATACGGATTAGTTTTCTTTACTTGCTCCATAGCATTGTATACACTGTGAAATTTATTTATATATTCTTTGATTAATTCTTTAGGTGTTTGGTTTTTTAATCTCATCTTTAATTCTCCTTCTTTGATTGAGTGTTAGATGACGTTTACATACTAAATAATCTCTCCCTCCAATAGTTCTTAACCACAACTTCTGAGTGTAGTAAGGATACTTACACAAGTTACATTTTAATTGGATTCCATCATTCTGATTCATTGTAGAGCTCCTTTTGTTATTAGTAATAATTCTTTTTTCATTTCTTTACTTAGATAATCGGACACAATCTGTAAGGCATCAATTCTACGCTCACAGTTTTCTTTATACTTAGTTCCATCATACCAGTTGAAGATACTTACAGTGTAACCATTTATAGCTTCATCAATTGTTATGGTTGTCATTTTACTGTCTCCTTTTTAATTTTCTTCTTGTATATCATAATCTTGATCTAGGTCATCAAATTCATTCATCGAACAATATCGACATCTACAATCCTCTTCGTGAGGCTCTGCCTGCCATTCTTTTTTTGCTTCCCATCTCCCCAATGCTCCCCAATTAAATTCTGTCATATATCCTCCTTTTTATTTTACTCTTTTTTAATATAATTCTTTTACATATTGCAAAGAAAATAAACCACTTAATTCTTTGATAAGTTTACTTTTATTATATAGTTTAGCGAACATTAAACATTCCTCAAGAGCTAATCCCCACGCTAATTTTTTGATGACTTTACCTTCCAAATCTTTAATTACTATGTTATATTTAATACATCCTATTCTTATCGGAGAATAATATCTTGTTACTTCTTGATCGTCAATTTTTTTCTTGTTATCTATTCTTTGATTTATTTCAACAATTTTCTTTTTAAGTTCATTTACAAAGTCCATATTTCCTCCAATATCTTCTCAAATCTTCTTTTGTCCAATACCAAGGAAGATTATAGTATTTTAGAAACCCTATAACATGATTTACAAAAGCTTCACAATCTTTAAACCTTTTAACGGTTCTGAACAGTCTTTTATTTATCATTATAGCCTCCATATTTGACCAAGGTTAAATGATTCCCCCTATTTTGACCTATTATCTACCCTTTGGGAATTTTATGTAAATTTGCCCATCTATTGTATAGACTATTTGATCTTTTTTCTCTTTCATTTTATTTCTCTCCTTTTATTCTACAAATATCTATATATCCCTCTCCCCGCTTAATTATGAATCCGAAACAATGCAAAGGGATGTGAATATTTGGGTTTTTTATATAGATTCTTTTCCAGAAGATCACTTTATTTCACCTCATTTAACAGATTATCTAATATATCTTGATCAACTTCTCTAAGCCCGTTTCCACGCTCTTTTGAGTAACCCTTATCCCTTAGCCATTCATTTATGTGTTTTGAGGTAGTCTTGCTCCAGAATTTGTTTGTTTTTGCGTAGCCTACCCGAGCTTTATAGTAGGCAACTGGTGTTTTGTAACTGAATAATATAATCTTATCTTTTATTTCTACTTCATTCATGTTTTGTCTTATTGGGTTTAATTTCATGTTATTATTCTTCTTTTATTAAGAAATCCTCTGATCACATATAAAGCCATTTCTCCAGCACTTTCTAAAAGTTTTTCAAATCTTTTAAAAGCTCTTGGATAGTTTAAAGCTAAATACGTCATTTCTGCTATTCCAAGTCCGTTCTTGTCATATGTTATTTTATTGTTTTTCATTTAACTACCTCTATTGAATACCCTAAAGCTTTAATAGTGTATATATCGATACCGAAGGATAAACCACCAATCAAAGCATTTTCAAGTTATTTATATAATTTTCCATATGACTTTGTTATTAATACGATTTGATTATTTAATTTTAATTTGTAAATTTTCATTTTCTTACCTCCTTTTACTGCCTTTGCTCTATTAAGCGGATTTTCTTTATTAACCGAACAATCTTTTTTCATACTCCAAGTCTACCCGAAAGCTGTAACACCTTCTTAATCATTAACTAGAATGTACAAAAGGTTTCCATTCCAGTAGGGGGTGGAAGTGTAAATGATCCCCAAATATTTCCAAGTATTGCGATCGTAAATCCGGTAAGCTTTTTTCTTTTTACGTTTCATGTTAATACCCTCCATTTTTTTCATGGTCTAAGTATACCCCTAATCCATGACACCTTAATGACAACTGAGTGAATTATTGATGAAAAATTAAATTGATATATTGCACTTTATGTAAATAATCAATATAATAAGTTTATTTTGCCATATAAGAAATAAGAAGTTTACTTTAACTTATTGATTATCAACTAATATCTTAATATTTGTATATAATAACTATATTAAAGGGGAATATATGAGGGGATCTTTATTTAAATCGTTTTATAGATATAGATATAGATATAGATATAGATATAGATATAGATATAGTATCTTTATTCTAGAATCTAATTAATTGATAATCTATTATCAGTAACTTCTCTTAGAATAAAGAGAAATATATACTAGATTCTGTATACTGATTAATAATTAACTGTTAATATATGAAAGATAATCAACTAATAACATCAATTGATAATAAATTAACTAAAAGACAGTGGAACTTCTTAAAGTTTATTGCTAATGGTTTAAAAGTAACAGAAGCTTATAAATTAGCAGGATTTAAAGGTAAAAATATTAACAGTGCCTATCTTCTGAATCATAGACTAAAAGATAAAATTAATGAGATATTGATTAATAGTGGATTTAATCGCAATAACTTTATGGTTGAATTGGGGAAATTAATTGATCTCCCCCTTAGAGATGATCAGAAACAAGTTACAATAGATCAAAAGATTAAAATATTACGTTTATTCAAAGACAGTTTACCAGAACAAAATAATCAAGTATCATTCACCAAGTTCACTATCATCAATGGAACAGTGCCTAATAAGCTAGAAGCTAATGACAAAGGCAATAGCGTTGTAATAGAGACTAAGAAGCTAGATGATGATGACAATGAGTCTAGTCCAATAGCGTCTTGTGTCTAGACTCTTAGACGGGTAGGGGTTGGACAGAGGGGTTGTCAAATGGACAGCATGGGCTATTAGACCTCAAACAGATTTTTAACCAAAAACTATAATAATCAATTATATTAATTAATATGCCAACTAATAAAATAACAATAAATCATTTCAATAAAAAATCTCATTTAATAGATAGATACATTGAAAGTGTAGCATCTTCCAACTATTTTTGTGATAGCTGTTTAAAATATGCAATAAGAAATTGTTCTAAAGAGTTACAAAGAAGGATTAAAAACCGAGCTAAAGACATAATTGCTTCATTATTAGACATAAACCAATAAAAATAGGGAATAATTGATTATCAAATAGTTTAATTTTATTTACTGGCCCTATGGAAATAAACATAAAAACCTTAGTCGATTAAATCCTATAGAACGAAAAATGATAAGATTTAAATGATAGGTTATATTGATTCTTTTAATAAGTAAATATGAAATATAATGCAGTTTTAAAGAGAGTTGAAGTAATAGAATTAAATGGTAAGTTTGTTGTAATAGACTCTCATGGGAAGATTCAGAGTCGATGGGCGGATAGGCACCACGCCCTTGAACATAAAAATTTAATAAATAGTTTAATTGATGGAGCAAAACGTGGCGAACAAAAAAGATATAATAACAGATCTTTTAAGTAAATCAAAGCCTGTAGAGTCTATGCCTGGGTACTATTGGAGTAAAGAAAAAAAGATGCTTTTTAAACCTGGGAAAGGACCACAAGAACCCACTCTTTTAAAAAATATAGATTTAAATAAGAAAAAGATTTCTAAAGTCATTATGCGTAAAGGATTAAAATAACATGCCCTTACTAAGAGGAAGTAGCAGAAAGACAATTTCAGAGAATATTCGTAGAGAGATGGAGGCAGGAAGGCCACGGCGTCAAGCTATAGCTATAGCTCTCTCCAAAGCTGGAAAATCTAAATATAAACGTCCTAAAAAGATGAGTAAATAACATGGCTAAATGGATTCAAAAAGCAATTAAGCATCCTGGAGCACTTCATCGAAGTCTCGGTGTTCCTAAAGGGGAAAAAATTCCACAAAATGTGTTAGCTAAAGCAACTAAATCAAAAAGTTTAGCTTTAAAAAGACGTGCTATTTTAGCAATGACTCTTAGCAAATTACACAAATAAATTTTTCCAAAGGGACAAAGCTAGCCTCCCAATGGATTATGAGATCGGCTGCGTAGTCGACTGAGGTAAGGGTTTAGGATGGCGGGTAAATCTCCCCCACACGATGGATAGAATCCAAGAAACCTAGGAAGTAAAAAACCTCCCGCCCTATTTAGCGCCTTAGAGCATTGGTAGCTTGCTAGGCTCATAACCTAGAGGTAGTTGGTTCGATTCCAACAGGCGCGACCATTTAACGCTATTACATAAAGGTAATTAGGCATAATGCCAACATTAACATTACATAAACATCAACAAAGAGTAATAGCATCAAAAGCTCGGTTCATAGGCTGTATAAGTGGAATCCGAGGTGGAAAGACAACGATAGGTACAGTTTGGTTATTAAATCAAATTAACCAGGATAGAGAGTCTAATAAATATGGGGATTACTTGATTTGTGCTCCCACTAATAAAATCTTAGACCAATCCACGTTGCCAAAATTCAAAGAGTTCTTCCCTAATGATTGGGGAACCTGGAAAGAGCAGAAGTCATATTTTGAACTTAACTGGAATCGTCCAGGTACAACAGAACCCTGCAGGATCTTTGTAAGATCAATGGATGAACCTAATTCCATTGAAGGAATGGATTGTTTAGCAGCATGGATGGATGAAGTTGGACAAATGAAGAATCAGTCTTGGATTAATGTCCAAGGAAGACTTTCAGTTCAACAAGGTAAATGTATTCTCACTACTACTCCATATGCTGTTAATTGGTTTTATAGAGATGTCTATAAAAAGAAAGATGATCTAGATTATGAGATTATTATGTGGTCATCGATTGACAATCCTGCTTTTCCTAAAGAAGAATTTGAAAGAGCTAAGAAAACTCTACCAAAAGCTATATTTGAAAGAAGATATCTTGGAAAGTTTACAAGATTAGAAGGTCTTGTTTATCCAGAGTTTGATGAAGAGTTTCATCTTATTGAACCTTTCGAGATTCCTGAAACATGGTTGCGTTTTGGTGGTCTTGATTTTGGAAGAAGTAATCCAAATGCTATAATTTGTGTTGCACAAGATCCTGATTCCAATAATTTTTATATTTATAAAGAATTTTATAGAAGTGAAACTTTACTTAAAACTATTTCTGATTTTCTTCATCATGAAAATTTATCCTATGTATTGGCTGATTCTCAATCTGCTCAATTAATTGCAGAACTTCAACAATTTCATGGGAATCGCCATATTAAAGAAGCTGATAAGAATATTAATGTTGGTATTGAAAGAATAAGGTCTTTATTACAAGAAGGAAGATTAAAGTTTTTTAGAGATAAATGTTTGAATACAATAGATGAAATTCAACAATATCATTATTCTATTCCAAATCCAGATAAAGTTCAACAAGATAAACCAGTAGCTAAAAATAATCACGCGATGGATGCTTTAAGGTATGCTTTTTCAAGACCATTACAAGGACTATACATACATAAACCCCGAAAAAAGTTAAAAAGATTCTCAAAAAAAGTAACAGTTGGAGATGACTATACAGGCTATTAATTAGGATGATAAATATGATTAATAATAAAGATGAAAAAGAAACAGATTTAAAAATTGAAGAAAATCCTGAAAATAATCCAATTCAAATTTCTGCTAAAGATCCATCTGAGATGATGGAAAAACAAAAGAAATTAGTTGATATTTATATAAAGAAATTTCAAGCATGGGAGAATTGGAGAAAACCTTTTGAAAATATATGGGATGAAGTTTATAGACTTTATATGAATTCAAAAGAAAAACGTAAAACTCCTTCTCGATCTAATATCACTGTTCCTATTGCTTTTCAAATTATTGAAGCTGCTATTCCTAAAATTGTTAATACTATTTTTGCTTCTCAAATTGAATTTTTTGATGTTATTCCCACTAATCCTGATGATGAAGAATTTGCAAGTGTCATTAAATTACTTCTTAATTATCAATTAATGCAATCAAATTTTTTCATTAAATTTGTTGATTTTATTAAACAACTATTATTATATGGAACTTCTTATTTTAAAGTTTATTGGAAAGTTAAAAGACAGTGGGTTTGGGAAAGAAAACCTATAAGAGAAGATAACTTTAGTATTCTTGGTTTTAAAATGGGTTCTAGGATAACTGGATGGGAAGAAGAAAAATCCTACAAAATAGTCGAAAAACGCCCTGAAGTTGATGTTCTTGATATATTAGATGTTTTTCCTGATCCTGAAGCTCGTAACGAAAAAGAAGGATCTGGTGTTTTTATTCGATCATGGATTAATTTCAATGATTTAAAATTAATGGGAAAAGGGCAATTTCCTATTTATGCAAATACAAACAGTGATGAATTAAAACCAGATAAAACTTCATTTTCTACAAGCAGGAATCAAAGACTTAGTGCTAGAGGAGCAGCAGATCCTACTATCGCTGATCCAGAACAAATTGAAATTTTAGAGTATTGGGGACAATGTGATCTTGATGATGATGGCATTAAAGAAGAAGTTTATTTAGTATTTGCAAATCGTCGAGTTCTTTTAAAAGCAGAAGCTAATCCATTCTATCATCAAAAACGTCCAATTATTAGATCAGTTTTATTCCCAGTTCCTATGGAATGGTATGGAATTGGATTAATTGAACCAGTTATTTCAAACATTCATGAACTTTGGACACTTAGAAGGCAACGAATTGATAATATAAATATGATTATTAATCGAATGTGGAAAGTCAATTCTATCGCTGATGTTGATTTGGATACTTTAATTTCTGTTCCAAATGGAATAATAATAACTGATGATATGAATGCTGTAGAAGCTCTTGAAACTCCTAATGTTACTTCAGATGCTTATAATGAAGCTACAATTGTACAATCTGATATTGAAAATGCAACTGCTCCACGTTCAGTTCAAGGAACTCCTGAATCTGGAAGATTAGGACGTACTGCTAGAGGTGCTCAATTAATTATAACACAAGCTTTAGAGAAATTTGGAACAATCATTAAACTTTCTGCTGAAGAAATGGCTATTAAAAGAATTTTAAGGATGTTTCATCAATTAAATCTTCAATTTATTGATGATGATGATATTCTTCGTGATCCAGGAATGTATGGCCATTTATTTCAACAAGAAATTACACCAGAAATGATACGAGCTGAGGTTAAATTTAATATGGTTGGAATTAGTGATATGATTAATAAAGAAGCTAAAATTAATCAAATTGTTTCCTTTATGGGTGTATTTGGTAAAGTTTTAACCCCTGAAACAATTTCTGTTTTAGCAAAAGAAGTTTGGAAATTACAAGATATGGACCCTAAAAAAGTTAATATACAAGGAATGCAAACTACTATTATGCCAGGAAATGTAGTTGATGAACAAATTACACAATCTGTATTAGGTCAAACACAAAATCAAGGGACTCAAACTCCTATTGCAGTTCCAGGTGTTCAATCTACTTCAATAGAAGGCTAATTAAAATATAAATAATTTTAACCATTAATAATATAAAGGTCAAGTATATAATTCTAAAATGGAGAATTAAATGTATAATCTACCTGATAAAACTGTAGAAAAATTAAAAACAACAGCATTTGAAGGTGATCAAATAAGAGATTTTTGTAAACATCCTGGATTTAAACTTTATGCACAATCTCTTGAAGATATTATTTCTGATAAAAAAAATTTATGGCTTAGAGGAAGTGAAGAAGAAGCAAGAAATGCTCGATTTGAAGCTAAAGGAATTCAAAGAGCATTAGATGAACTTAAAAAATTTATGTTGTCTGGAGATAATGCTAAAAATATTCTTCAGACTAACTCCGATTTAAATAACCCCACAAAATAAGTGGATAAGTTATTAGGAGAATAGAATGAAAGATACAAAGAACGACAATCAAGCTGTACCTTCAGCAAATGTTGAAGATAATACAAGTATGACCGTTCCTAAATCTGCTGACACCTCTGATACAGTGGAGCAGACAAAGGATACCGCCACAAAAGATGTGCAAACTGTTGAAGAGTTTAATGCTCAGCAACGTTATGAAGACTTACAAGCAGAATTAGCTAAACAGACTAAGGCGTATAATGAAATTCGAAAAGAATTCACACGTCGAACTCAACATGAATCTGAACTCCAGAAAAAGCTGGATAAGGTTTATGATACTTTAGCTAAAGCTACTGAAACTCCGATTGACCCTGAGCAGTTTATGCGAGACTTGCAAACATATGGGCCTAAAGCATTAGAACCTTATTTAGAAAGATGGGTTCAACCAATAAAATCTGATTACGATAAGGCAATTGATGAAAGAGACTCCAAGATTCTTAGTCTTGAAACATCTCTTGAAATTCAAAGACGACGACTTGATAGTGTTAACTATCCTGACTTTATTAAGTTAGAACCTATCATGAACGAAATCGCGAATGAAGATAATTGTCCCGTTAATTGGAATCTTTCTATTGGAGATGCATTAGATGTTCTATACAAACTTGCTAATGATCGTAGTGCTGGAGAAGCTGTTAAATTAGCTGAAAAACAAGGCTATGATAAAGCTACGAAGGAACTCGTAAAAGAGTCAAAAACGACTGTTACGGGAGGCGGTAAAACTGCTGGTAGTACCGTGCCTGATCTTAATAAAGTCAGTGATGTTGATAAACTTAGAGAAATTGTTTCTCAAATGCACGGAATTGCTGACAGAGATTAAATGAAAATGGAGAATTAATAAAATGGCAAATCCGAATACTAACCTGACTTCTACGGTTGGATTTCCTAACGCTATTAAGATATATTATGATAAAATGCTACTTGATCGTCTTGAGAAAAGTATGCATTTTGATCAATTTGGCGATAAGAAAAGACTTCCAAAGAATGAAGGTAATGAGATTAAATGGACACGCTATACTAACTTTGCTGCTAACACAACGCCTCTTAGTGAAGGTGTCACTCCAGATGGTTTGACACTTGCTTCTACTCAGATAAGTGCAATTCCTGTTCAATATGGGGATTATGTTACTTTGTCTGATTTCTTAGTAGCTGAAGCAATTGATCCTGTGATTGAAAATGCTCTTGATGTGCTTTCATATCGAGCTGCTCTTTCACTTGATACAATTATTCGTAATACACTACATAACAGTGTCACTAATCAATTTGCTGGTGGAGCTGTTAGTGAAGTTGCTACTTCTGCTGTTTTAACGGCTGCTGAAATTAGAAAAGCTGTGTTTAAGTTAAAGAATAATGATGTGCGTCCAATTGGAAGTGATTTTGTTCTTTTAATTCATCCTGCTCAGTCTTTTGACTTGCAGAGTGAAACTGGAACTGGTGCATGGTTGGATCTTAATAAATACACCACAACTGGTCCTCTTTATAAAGGAGAGATTGGTAAGTTGTATGGAGCGAGAGCTGTTGAATCCTCAAACGTACAAATAGCTGCTGGAGCTGGTGCTGCTGGTGTAGATATATACCGAGCCTATGTGTTTGGTAAAGGAGCTTACGGATTGGTTGAATTAGCTGGTAATAATCTTAAAATGATTTCTAAACAGCTTGGATCTGCTGGTGCTGATGATCCTCTTGACCAAAGATCAACTGTTGGTTATAAATTCAGTCATATCACGAAAATTCTAGATGCTAATCGTGCAGTTGAAATTTATACGGCAACAAATGCTGCATAATTTAATAATTAGGTTTGGGGTTTCCCTTGATATTATTTAATATCTAAAAACCCCATAAAGTAAATGGCTGTCTAAGGAGAAAGAAAATGGCTTTTGCAAGTGTTATAATACAAGATTTAACATATACAGAAACACAATATGGTTTACGAGTTTATATTAGTTATTTAAATGGAGGAGTTGCTGGTTCTGAATATGTAAGTGTTACTAGATATGATAGCGGTGATTACTACATTAATGTAACAATAGCATCTGGAACTTCAACTGCTGCACAAATTAAAGCTGCTGTTGATGCTCATATTGATGCTAGTTGGTTAGTAAACGTAACAGTTAGTGGTACTGCATCTAATCCTCAAGTTACCTGTAAAAATACAAGTTTATCACAAGGGACGTTAGCAATTAAAGCATCTAAGGATTTTGGTGATGTTTTAAGAATTACTGCCGATACTGCTGGAAATGCAGGCAATAGTATTAGATTTAAATTGACTAGTGGTGGAACTGCTGGTTCTGAAGTTGTTACTGTTGCTAGTAACGATATTTCAGTACAAATTGAAGAGGGAGTTTCTACTTGGTTACAAATTAAAACAGCATTAGATAATGATGTTTCTGCTGCTGCATTAATTGATGTTTCTTCTGATGGAACTGCTCTTGATCAACCAGCCCATATTGCTTCTGTACCTAGTTTTACAGCTTTAACAGGTGGTTTAGATGATACAAAAGCTGCAACTGTTGTTCAAGATTTAACTTTTAGTTCAGATGATTATGGAACTTCGGATAATGGACGTAAAATATCATACACAATTGGAGCAACTGCTGGTTCAGAAGTTGTTACAGTTGCTGGAAATGGAGATGTTACTATTCAAATAGAAAATGGAGTTTCAACTGCACAGCAAATCAATGATGCTTTAGAAGCTTCAGAAGATTTTGATGGAGTAAAGGCTGAAGGTACAATAATAATTGAAGATTATTCAAAAGCTACTGAAGAAACTGCTACTGGATCAATTACAATTACTGATTATGCAGCTATGCATCTTACTGCTGCTGAAGGAGAAGTTGTAGTTGTTGATTATTCTGCTTTAGAAGGAACTGCTGCTGAAGGTACGATTGAAGTTTTAGAATATGATGATCCTGATTTTTCAGGTGCTACATTTACAATTAATGGTGAAACTATTACTGAAGGTGTAGATTTTGATGCAGAAACAGATAATGATACTACAGCTACTAATTTAGCTGCTGCTATAGATGCACTCGATGATGTTAGTGCTGCTGCTGTTGGTGCAATAGTTACTATTACTGCTGATGCTACTGGAACTGCTGGAAATAGTATCGATATGGCTACCTCAATGACTGGAGATGAAGTTAGTCTAAGTGGATCAACTTTAACAGGTGGTGCTAATGGAGCAGTTCTTACTGTTGCTGGTCATGTTTTAACAGAAAGTGTTGATTGGGATGCTGAAACAGATGAGGATACTACTGCTTCAAGCTTAAAAGATGCAATAAATGCTCTTTCTGAAGTTAGTGCTACAGTTCTTAATGACACAATTACAATTACTGCTGCTAATCCAGGAGTTTCAGGAAACTCTATAACATTAGAAACTTCTGATGCAGTTAATTTAACTGTTAGTGGAGCAACATTATCTGGTGGTATTAATGCAACTACAGTTACAGTTAATGAAGTAACAAAAACAGAATCTACAGATTTTAACGCTGTTACAGATAATGATACTACAGCTACTAATTTAGCTGCTGCTATAAATGCTATTAGTGGAGTAGATGCTGCTGCTGTTGCTGCTGTTATTACAGTTGATGCTACTGATGCTGGATCTGCTGGAAATTCAATTGATATGAGTAAAGTCGGTTCTGGTTTAACTCTTAGTGGAGCAACACTAAGTGGTGGACAAGATAATTTAGAAATTATTGTTGGAACTGACACATTAGTTCAAGGTACAGATTTTAATGCTGTAACTAATAATGATACTACAGCAACAAATCTTGCTGCTGCTATTGATGCTTTATCTGGAGTTTCGGCAACTGCTTCTACTAATGAAGTTACCATTGTCTGTGATACTATCGGTCCTGATGGAAATGATATTGCACTTGAAACTTCTAATGAAGATGCTGCTACTGTTTCAGGAGATACTCTTGAAGGTGGTTTAAATGCTTTAGAAGTAACTATAAGTGGTACTGCTGGAACTGCACAAAAAACAGTTAATGCACTTGCAACATCTGGTGCATCATAATTAATTTGCTGTGGGGATAGAATAGTCTATCTGAAAGGCAAGGATAACCACAATAAACAATCTTGCCAGAATTTAAAAAGAGGTTAATTATGCCAAATACGAATATGGATTTAAATAATAAAAAGCCAAAACAAGATGGTCCTCAACTTGAATTTACACTTCCTTATGGAGAAGTAAATGAACGAGTTGAAGTTGGAGATTATGGAACTGTAATGATTCCAGTAGAAGTTACACAAGTTAATGATGGAATGATTAGTTTTAGAAAAAGAGGAAAAGCATCATCTCAAGCTGGATTTGAAAAAGCTACTCCAGATCAAATGAGAGAAGAACTTCCTAAAGCGGAGAGATAACGTGGGAATTAAATTTCCTAAAACACCTGGACAAGATGGCGATGATGAAGCAATATCTCCAATATCTAATTCACGTAGTTTATTAGCTGCCGATGAATTAGGTAATACTCGTCGTCTTTTAGTTGATGCTGCTAGAAATCTTTATGTTAAATTTAGATCGATATATAAATTAATTTGGACAAGTGACACAGATTGGGATAAGGGGAGTATTCCATCTACAATAGAAGTAAATGGAACAGGAGATTCAGCCCAATTAAGATTAAAACAAAAAGATAATAATGATGATGATATTGATTATGAAACACCAGAAAATTATGAATTATCAGATAGCAATAAATTAGAAATTATTGATGGTGCTGCAAAATTAAAAGCTATAAGTGGTTCCAATAAAAATTGGACTTTTAATACTCCAACAAATTATACTTATGATTCAAATAAAATAGTAATCAGTGATGGTAAAGCATTTCTTAAAGGAGTAACAGGTGTTTATGCTCAATGGCATATGAACGCATCTTCTGGAACTAGTGTACTTGATTCTGGACCTAATGGATATAATGGAACTTGTATTAATATGGAAGATAGTGCTTGGGTTGTGGCTAAATTAAATAATGGTTTAAGATTTGATGGAATTAATGAATATATAGACTGTAATAATATTGCTAATTTTTCAAGAACTGATAGTTTTTCTATTGAAGCATGGGTAAAAACATCAACTCCATCAAAAATGATTGTGGCTCGTCACAATGGAACAAGAGGATGGTTTTTATATATTGCATCAGACGGTAAAATTTATTTTAACTTAAGTAATAGTTATGGACCAAACCAATTATCTAGAAAAAGTATAGGAAGTATTATTGATAATGCATGGCACCATATAGTTGCAACTTATAATGGAAGTATAACAGCAGCAGGAATGCATGTATATATTGATGGTTTATTGGATGATGGAGATACAACAGAAACTTTAACAGATACAATTCAAGTCGGTGTAAATTTAAGAATTGGTGCTTGGAATAACGGATTATACTTTAATGGAGATATGGATGAAGTTTTAATATACTCAAAAGTAATTTCAGCTTTTGAAGTAACACAACGGTATAATTCTGGAAATGGAACTGAAAATGAAGGTGTTGATCAAAATGATCCGGCAATTTATCCCAATATTGGATTTCTATTTACTACAAATTTAGATGTGTGCACTGAAACTGCAACAAAACCATCTGGAACAAGTATTCGCTATCACTGCAGTTCAGATGATGGAATTACATGGAAATATTGGAATGGTGCGATTTGGACAATAACCAATGATACATATAATCAAGCAAATTCAATAACAGAAGTAAATACTAATATAGGATCTTTAGCTTCTAGTGGAACATTTAAATTTCGTGCTTTATTACGATCTGATGGTTCAAACAATGTTGAATTAGATGACATTTTTATATCAGAACCAGTAACTTATTCAACTACTGATAATTTATATATCGATACTAAAGATGCAAGTCAAATTGCTCCAGCAGTTATACTGAATTGGTTAAGTACAGTAGTATCAAACACTAAACCAACAAATACAGATATTAGAATATTATTTTCAGTTGATGGAAGATCTACTTGGCTTACATGGAATGGTTCTAATTGGGTTAATCCAATATCAGATGTAACTCGTACTGATGCAACATCTATAATAAATGCGCAAAATAATTTTAATTTACTTCCATTAGGTTCTAATACTTTAGACGTAAGATTATTTTTATATACATCTAATTCTTCAATTAGACCATTAGTAGAGAATATAAATGTTATATCTAATGTTGGATATGAAATATCTGGAATTTATGAAACAAATATTGTTGATTCAAATATTACTAGTTTAGAGTGGGGAATTGTAGATTTTTCTTCCGTTATCCCCTTTGGAACATCTATTATAATTACAGCAAGAGCCTCTAATTTTTTAAGTGATATGGGTTCTTATGGAAGTCCCCTTTCTATTGGAGACAGTTTAGGGGCAATAGGAGAATTTATACAATTTAAAATTGAAATGAGTGGAACTCCTACAATTAGACCTTCAATAGATTATTTATCAGTTCAATATATAAATCCATCAATTCAAGAGGTTCATCCATAATGTTTATAAGTAATTTTCAAAATAAAATTAAAAAACTAAATAAGCAATTACATTTTATTGCTCCAACTAATTTATCTAAACCAATTGCTTTATGCCAAATTACTGATAATTCAATTGAACATATATGTGGAACTGATAGAAATAGCACTCCAGAATTTCCTATTTACGATAAAAAAGGACATATTTTTAAATCTGGTTGGAGAAGAGTTTTAATGATCTTATTGTCAAAAAAGTTAATAAATAAAAATAAAGCAGAAATTTTATTTTCAACAGTTTTAGATGGGCGTAAAAAACCATATCAGATAGAAGAATCATCAATTGATAGAGCTTTAAGACAAGCAGCAATTCCATATGATAAGGATGGAATAGATATGAAAAAAGATGATTTAATGGATATTGGTGCTATGATTAGGAAGGAGAGAGAACATGCTTGTTAGTGAAATTATAACAGATGCAAGAAAAGAACTTTTAGAATATGGAACACAGTTATTTTGGTCAGATGATGAACTTCTTCGATATTATAATAGAGGAGAACTGGACTTTGTTAATCGTACTAGACTTTTAGAAGATACTGCCTATCTCTCTCTTACACAAGGCATATCTCGCTATCCTTTACCCTCTAATTGGCTAAGTTCAAGAGCAATTTTACATAAATCTGAAGATTCTAGTAGGAATGTTAGCTGGAGAAGAATTTGGCCTAGAAATTTAGAAAAAGTTGTACAAGAAAGATCTAATTTTCTAGATACTTCTACTAATGCTCAGGGTAGACCGATAGTTTATTTTATTTGGAACAAAGAAATTTATATTTTACCTGCTCCAGATACAGAATCAGCTACTCAATTGATTTTATTCTACAAATCTAAGCCTCTTCCTATAACTGCTCCTTCTACAGAATCAGTTAGAATAGATAATAGTTTATCTGAAGGATTAACAGCTTATATTTTATGGAAAGCTTGGACTAAAGAGAAAGAAATGGACTTAGCAGAAGAGCAAAAACAAATTTACTTCAATTATGTTGGAGAAGGTAGGCGTTGGTCTAAGAAACAACTTGGAGATGGACGCTATCAAATAGATATCGAATCCCCTGAGTCATTTGGGGGAGACTGTAATCCATACTCACCATTAAGTTAAGGAGAATACAATGCAATTAAATGAAGGATTAAAAGTTACTGGACGCATTAAGCTTGAACTGTTTGATGAGTCTGGAAATAAAAAAGATGAAAGAGAAATAAATAATCTAATTGTTATAGCAGGGAAGAATTATCTGGCTGCATGGCTCATAGCTGCAACTCAAGCTGATTATTTTATGAAATATATTGGTCTTGGAGAAGGAACGACTGCTGCACAGTCAACAGATACAGATCTAGAGACTCCATTAGCCTCAAGAGTTGCAGGAGCTTTAACATCAAGCACAAATGTGTGGCAGAATATTGCTTCATTTGGTCCTGGAGTAAACACAGGAGCAGTTACTGAAGCTGCTTTATTTTCAGAGAACGTTGCTGGTACAATGTTTGCTCGTCAAGTGTTTGATGTCATTAATAAAGCTGCCGGAGATTCGCTTTCCGTTACTTGGCAAGTTACAATTTCATAATCAAATGAGACACGAAAAAACTACAAAAGAAGAGAAAGCAGAAGTTCGTCATAAATGGCGTAAAAAGCGACGATTAGAACAGTTAGAAATTATTAACCGCCTTAAAACACGACCATGTATGGACTGTAAAATTCAATTTAACCCTTGGGTTATGCACTTTGATCATAGACCTGGGACTATAAAAAGATTTAATGTTTCTTCTGCTATAGGATCAGGATCAAATTCAATAAGATCTATTCAAAAAGAAATAGATAAATGCGATATTGTATGTGCTAACTGTCATGCAAATCGTACATATAAAAGACTTAAGGAGAGATAATATGGCTGTTTATCCAAATTTAGCTTCAACAGACTCAGATTTATATGTTGCGGTAAATCAAAAATCAACAACTTTAACAGACAATCCATTAGCTGCTGGAGCTGCAACTGTTAATGTTAATGATGCTTCAGCTTTTCCGTCAACAGGTGCTATCACTATTGATGCAGAAATAATTAAATACACAGGAAAGACAGCTACTTCTTTTACTGGTTGTACAAGAGGTTTTGATGGAACTTTTGATGTTCAACACAGTGTTAATACTCCTGTTTATCATAGAATAATTGCAGACCATCACAATGTTTTAAAAGAAGAAATAAAAGCTGTTGAAGCAGATTTAGTAGCTTTACAATCAGCATTAAATGATGCTGATACTCCAGCCTCTACTGCTACAGATGTTAAAGATAGACTAGATCAAATTGTCAGTCAGATTAAAGTGATGACAGGTGAGACTAACTGGTATGATGCTCCAGATGCTACAATTACTGCTTTAAAATCTAGTGTAGATGCTAAATTACCGTTAGCTGGTGGCACAATGGCTGGTAATATAGCTATGGGAGGAAATAAACTTACTGGTTTAGCTGCTGGTTCAGGAGCAGGAGATTCAGTTAGATATGAACAGGCTCTTTTATTATCACTTGGTGGAATAATAACTGCTGCAACTTCCATAAGAAATACAGATGCTTTACATCTTGAAGGAAATGATCCAAATAATCAACACGCTCTTTTAACAATTGATACAAGAGAAGCTGGAGCTAATTTTAGAGGTTGGACATTTTTAGCGGGTAAAAATGCAGATACAGCATGGGGAAGTTATTCTTTAAGACTTTATCCTTACTCTACTGGAGCAATTGACGGAGATCTTGTATTTGCATCTGGAGCTGCTGCAAGTATTAGATTGGGACATGGGCAGGCTGCAACTGCAGATGCAACAACTGGATTTAGCCAAAATGCAGAAATAAAATCCACTGGATGTTCTTTTAAAGGAACTAATACAAACGACTCTGCTGCTGCTGGATATATTGGAGAATATATTGAAAGTGTTGTTACAAGTGCTACTAATTTACCTACTTCTGGTCAATTAGGAGATTTAACAAGTATCAGTTTATCTGCTGGCGATTGGGATATTGGTGTTAATATTGGATTTAGTCTAAATACAGGAACAGGGATGACTAGAATCTCAGGAGGAATTGGAACTGCCTCTGGTAATTCCACCACTGGTATAGTATCAGGCAGTAATTTTCATGATAGTACAGCTATGCCAACGGCAGCAGCTAACAGTTTTGTTTCTGTTGCTCCTTATCGTGTTAGTATCAGCTCTTCCACTACATATTATTTAAAGTTTAGAGGAAATTATACAGGTGGAAATCCACAAGGAGTTGGACGTATTTCGGCAAGGAGGGTAAGATAATGTTTATTGTACAAATTAATGAAATAGATTCAAGTTGTCATACACAAGAATGTGATGCTCTTACTCAAAAAGATAGATTTATTGCTTCTGGAGTATCTGAAGAAAATATTGTAGTTGTAGAAAAAGATACATTTGAACCTCCACAGGAGTAGATATGTATAATGAGTTCATGTATAATGAGCAAACATACAATGGTCCACATACTCTTCATGTAACACTATTATCAGATAGTACTGGACTAAGTGATTTACTTTCTCCTTTAGATGTAGAGAAGTTGTTAGAAGATACAGCAACTTTATCTGAAACTATGATATTTGATACACAAAAGCCTTTATCAGACATTGTATTTTTAGACGAAACTTTTACTAAGCAAATAACAAATAAAGGTTTATTTGACAGTGTTAGATTAAACGATTGGCTTTCAATTAAGAAAATTTTATCAGATCCTTGGAGTGATTAATGGACAAGGTTAAAATTGAAGTTCCTCAGCAAGACTGGGGAAGTTTAAACACAAAATATCCTGCAGACTCAAATAGAGTTGCAGACAATGAGTTTACTGCTGGAACAGCAAATGTAGACACTTCAACTAAAGGTATCCTAACTAAGAGATTAGGTGGAATAGAATATGGTGATTGGGGTGGAGTTCCTAAAGACCAATATGAAGCTATATTTTCAGATGGTGTAAGACACCTTTTAGGTGTAACAGGGGGGATATTAAAATATACATCTGGAGATGGACAAATACATACTGTTCTTTCTGGATTAACTGCTACAATTAACAATGAGTTTGCAACAACTCAAGATAGAGTTTATTTTGGTAATGGTGTACAGAAGAAAATTTATGACAGAGTTACTTCATATGGTGGAGTAACATATACATTTCCAACTCAAACAGTTAAAAATATGGGTTGTCAGGTACCAGGGACAGCTTTAAGTGCTGCTGGAGCAGGATCAGGTACAGGAGTTCCTGCTGGGTCATACAAATATAAAGTTACATACGTTTATTATGATTCTGAGGAATCTAATGAAGGATTAGAATCAACAGTTGTAACAATTGGTGCTCCTGAAGATATTGCTTTAACTAGTATTCCAGTTGGAGGCTATGGAGTCACACAAAGAAAAATCTATAGAGCTGAATCACCAGATTATGTAGATTACCTTCTAGTCAAAGTTATAAATAATAACACAGCTACAACTGCTACAGACAATGTGTCTGCTGGTACTACTGCAATTCCAATAGATAACTCATTACCACCTGACTTTACTTTAATTTCTTTATTTTTAGACAGACTATTCTTGGCAGGAGTTCCAGGAGATCCTTATTACATTTTTTACTCAGAACCAGGATTTCCAGACATATTTCCAACTACAAATTATATCCCTTGTAACCAAGAAGATCCAATTACTGCAATTGTAGTGTACTTTGACAGGCTAATTGTTCTTAATAGACGTTCAATGGGACAGATATTAGGACAAACCTCAGATCAATTTAGATATGCTCAAATTGAAGGGTCTGTTGGTTGTGTTGACAACAGGTCAGTTCAGGTTCGTGTTATAAATGGTGTACCTGTTCTTATTTGGCTTTCAGATAAAGGATTCTATGCTTACAATGGAAGTAGTGTTACATATATAAGCGATAAAATTGAAGATCAAGTTAATTTTAACTTACAACAATCAGTTATTCAAAAGAATAAGATAACGCACAGTGATTATACAACTTTTACACAAGGTACAGCTTCAAATGGTATAAATTTAGATTCATCGCCTGGTCAGATAACAACTAAAGGACCATATTGGGATACAGGTGCTCATCCTGGAGCTACATATGAAGAACAAACTAATCCTAAAAAGGCGTGGGACACACAGTCTGAGTGGGAAGATTCTAATGCTACAAAGACAGATTTAGTCACAAGAGCTGGTGATAATACAATACAGCCAATTAAGAATAATAGATTTGATTCTGCTACAGAACTACTAGGAAGTTTGTCTGGAGATCTTATTTGGGAATCAGGACAATTTAAACTCCCAATTTCAACTGATTGGACTGGAGAAAGTAAAACTGGAACATATAATCCAGGATTTTTAAATACTGAGACAGCTTTTTACGGAATTGATGATCTAGCTATTCCTATTAAAGTACCAAGAAAAGGAACTTTGACTGGATTTTCATTTACTGTAAAAATGACTTCTGCTGTAATTACTACATATCCATATACTGTACCATTTAACTATGAACTATGGTTCGATACTGGTGGACCAGGGGGGATGTTAAAATCAAAGGGAAGTACTGTTACTTTTACTAATCCATTTGGTACAATTCAAGAATTTAACTTAAATAGCGGTGTGCTTGATTGGTCATTAGAAGCTAATACAGTATATTGGTTAGTATTACGGCTATATCCAAATCAAACAACAGGTCCTTGGATACTTGTAATTAATAATACAAAAATAACATCTAGTCAATATAACAACGCTGGAGCTTATTCTTATGGAAGAAAAGATTTGGGGGCATGGGGGAAATTAGAGCATACACTAACTAATGATCCAATTGGATTAGCTGCTGGCTCATATAGTTTTATAGCAGATCCAATTGCTAAAAATGGTTCTTGGATATCTCCACAATTAACTGGATCTTATTTTGATTCTAAAGCTGTATATAATTCCCTATTAACTCTTTCTGGTTCTTTCACAATTCCTACAACTTGGGGAACTAAAACAAATCAATTAATACTAGAAAGTAGTACAGACGGAGAAATTTTTACTCAACTTAAAACTATTTCTGTAGCTCCTTATTCTAGTAGTGTGTCTTTATCGGGACAACGGTATTACAGAATCAAAGTTTTTATGTCAACAACTGATAATAGAGAAACTCAAACTGCTACTAATTTTAGAGTAGATTTTCCTTCTACAGCTACTTGGATATCAGAAACAATAGATTGTACTTCTGATGTTACTTCCTACGATGCTTTAATTGTAGTTAATACAATTCCAAGTGGAACAAGTATAGCTTATACTGTTGCAACATCTGATGACAATATAACTTATCCAGATGGATATGTAGCAATTGGAAGTGCTGTTGTAAGACGTTATATTAAAGTTAAAGCTGTTTTAACAAAGTCTGGAGATACAACTGTTCCTTATATAAGCTCTGTTCTTTTAAAATGGCACATAGCTGCTGATTTTGTGTCTAAATCAATAGACACTGCAGTCACTCCATCAGGATGGGATATATTTCAAACTTCTTTTGCCGTAAATGGTGGTATAGTTACTTATTATATGAGAAGTGCTGCTACAGAAGGAGCTTTATCTGGAGCTACTTGGTATGCTGTTACAAACGGTACATTTCCCACTTCTAGCTTACCAACTTTACAATGGGTACAGTGGAAAGTTGAAATTGTTACTAATCCAGATCAAGTACCAACAATTGATAGTGTTACAATCAATTGGTTTATAGGATCTTCTTTACCCAGTATTCGTTGTACTTCTTTGTTCTATAACACAAATTATTATTTAGCTGCTGCTGAGTTTGAAAGCAGCACAAATAACATTATATTTGTTTTTGATCAAGAAGCTAAATGGAGAGTCTATAGAGGATTAAATATAGCTGTTTTATCATATTTCTTTAATAACCCTTATTTTGGAGATGCAGTAACAGGAAAAATTGTCAAGTTTTTAGAGAGTAATAGTGATAATGGAGCTGCTATAGAGTTTGACTTTAGATCTAGAGCTTTTGATTTTTCAACAGAAGGATTCTCTAATGATGATAAAGCAAAGATGTTAGAAAAGGTTATACTGTCTGGAAGAAATACTGGAGCTACTTACACCGTTACCTATTCAGTTGATGATGGAGATACTTTCTATGATTTAAAAGATAAAGACGGTAACTCTTCATTTACAACCTCAACAGATGGCAAAGGGTTCTTTAAATGGTTAAGACCAGACTATAGTTCAATTATTCCAACTGGATATTCGATAATACTTAGAATTTATAATAATGATACAAATGAAGTAGAAATTGATGGATTTAAAATGATGGCTTTTGTAAGAAAACATGATCCAATAGAATAATATGAAAACACAAAATTATCCAATAAGTGAACAACTATTACCAGAAGTTATACAAAGAAACTTAGAAGATTTGTTTCATTGTGCACATACACACGATTTAAGAACAACTGCTCCTTCTTCAAATGAAGGCTCAGTTGGAGATATTATTCCAGTTTTATTAAGTGGAACTGGATATTTATATATAAAATTTCCAAATATTGGTTGGAAACGAATTACAGCAAGTTAGGGGGTACAATATGGCATGGCAAACTTTAGTAGGAGCAGGATTAGCTGGAGCAGGATTAGCTGGCTCAATCTTTGGTAAGAAAAAGAAAGCAAAAGGTCCAGATATAGGTTATTTAACAGGAATAGTTAAACAAGGAGCTGAAAAAGCTAGAGGATTAACTGGACAAGAATATGAAACCCTTCAACCATTATCTCAAAAATATGGGGCAGGGATTGAAGAATTGGGAGCTGGTTATGAATCTAAGATACGAGGACTTGGAGAAGAATATCAAAAAGGACTGGCTGGAGTAGGAGAATCAGAAAAAGCTGCTAGAGATTTAGCAGTTGCATTACAACAAAAAGAAGAATATGGTGCAGTTCCTCTTCAACAGCAAATGATTAGAGAACAATTAGCTGCTGGTGGTGGATTAAGAACTGGAGCTGCTGGAAAATTATTAGCTCAAGCTCCTACACAAGCTGCTCAAAGAGTAAGTCAATTTAGAACTCAAGCAGATATTGAACGATTAAGTAGAGAAGCTGCAAGACAAGAAGAAGGAGTTAGAAATCTTTATCAAACACAGGCTGGTGCTGCTCTCACTAAACTTGGATTAGATCAAACAAAATTACAAACTCTTTTAGAAACTGGAAGAACCGATATAATCAATAAATATGCTAAACTTGCTGGAATTGACGAAGCTGAATTAAATGCTATTCTTGGAATTCATGGATTAGCTACTCAAACTGAAATGGCTAATGTTGCTGCTGAAAATGCCCGTCAACAAGCAATATTAGAACAGCTTGGTGGTCTTGGTACTTCCTTAATTGGTTATGGTCTTGCACAACAACCAATTGTTAGAAAAGGACCTTCTGCTGAAACATTAAGATTTGTAAGAGGATATTAAGGAGAATTAATATGCCAGAATATAAAATACCAAAATTTAGTACTGAAGAACTTTTAGCTGCTTTTGGTTCTCAGGTATCACCTGCAGGTGTTATAGGAGCAGGTAGAAAAGGATTTGCCGAAGGTGTCAGTTTAGCTGAGACAATAGAAGGAATTAAATCTAAAAAGCTTAAACAACAGCAAGAAGTTGCTGAAATTGAGCGTAAGCTTAAAGCTCAAGAGATGTTAGCTAAAACAGTTGAAGGTAAACCTGAGATAGAGCGTAAAAAAGTTGCTTTACAAGCTCTTGCCCCTAAACATGCGATTAGACCAGAAAAAGAACAAGTTCCTATGGAACTAGAGTCTTTTGAGCACAAAAAAGGAATGGAAGAAATAAAGTCAGAAATAGAGAAAAGAAAACTTCTTAGTACTGCTATTAAAGCAGGCCTTCCTCCTGAGAAAGCTATTGCGCAACTTTATCCATCTGAGACTTTAACAAGAGCAACAGCACCTATGACTTTACCTATGATTAATATAACTACAGGAGAACGATTAACTGCTATATGGAATCCCGTTGATCGAACTTTTACATCTGGAGATAGAGTTTTAGATCCTTCTGAATGGATTAGAGATTATAAACCAGATATAAGAACTGAACCTGGAACAGAAGAATTACTTCGTATAACTTCTGCTGGAACAACTTCCCCTTTAACAGGGGCGGAAAGAAGACCAGAAAAAGGTAAACCAGTAACTAATTTAAGTCAACTTAGTGCATTTGAAAAAAATGAGGCAATAAGAACTAAACAAGATTTTCAAACAGACCCAACAGCCAAATTACTTTCTGGAGATTTAACTACTTTGTTAGTGTTAGAAGATTTAATTAAAAAACGACCAAAAGGAGCAGTTGGATTAACTCGTACCCAATTAACTGTATTTGCTGGTGAAAAAGGACGTTTAACAGATGATGATATTAGGCGTAATAGTGGAAGTCCTGCAATAGCTGATAGATTAATAAGAACATATAATGATCTTGTTCATGGAAATCTAAGTACAGTAGATTCTAAAGATTTTAAGATTATTGTAGATTTAGTAGGAGCTAAAAAAGCTCTGGAATTAGATAATATATTAAGTGATTATACTACTGCTATTGGATTACAAACCCCAAATTCAGAGAAGTTTGTTAAAAGATATGTGAGTAGTGGTACATGGTCTAAGATTGAAAGAAATCTGAAAAATGTCAATAAACTTTCAGATATTACTCCAGAAAAAATGCAATCTTCTGGCGGATATACTTATACGGTGGAATAATATGGCAAAATTAAAAATAACAGCGAAAGATGGAAAAATTTTAAATATTGATATTCCAGAAGGGACAGATCCTTCTCAATATAGCACTATTGTTGATGATGTAATGAGAGATTATGAAAGTAAAACACAAACTCTCACAAAAGAAGATTACATGAAAGCTTATGAACAAATTCCAATTCCAGCTTCTATACCAGGAGGACCAATAGTTCCAGGAACAAAAGTTCCTATGATTGGAAGTATTGGAGAATTTAAAAAAGAAGTTCCTGAAAAATTAGCAGAAGATATTGGTAAAGCTGGATATCCTCGATTAGGTGCATTAGCTGGAACTGCTGCTTATTTAGCTCCAGAGATAGCCTTATCAGCTCCTTTAGGAGAAATAAGTGTCCCTGGTGCAAAAGCAGGAGTTAAAATTGCCAAAAAAGCTGCTAAATTCACTTTTGGTCCTCGTCTTAAAACTGCTGCTAAAGCATTGGGAAAAGCTGAAGAAGAAGCTGGAATTGCAGTTGAAGCTATTAATAGAAATCTTCCTAGAACTCGACAAGCGATGCTTGATACATTAGAATCATGGAAACCATTGCATAAAGCTTCAGTAGAAAATATTAGAAATATAGGAAAAGAAGGTTTAAATATAATCAGAAAACAAGCTGGTGACTTATTAGATTTTCTTAAAGTTGCTAAAGCAAAAGCACCCAAACAATTATTGACAAGTAGAGAAATTGCTATGCTTTCTAAAATTAAAGACAATGTAACAAAAGCATTGGTGAAAGAAGCTCCTGAAGTTGGACATAAAATTACAGAATATGCCTCAGCAGCTAAAAGAGCAGAACTATTAAAGAAATTAGGTAAAGTTGCTGGATATGGTGGTGGAGCTGCTGCTCTATATGGTTTAGGCCATTCATTGCTGAATAAATAAGAAAGGAGTTTATTATGGTTCGTAAAACTTCAAGTGAACTTATTATAGAACATTTAAGAGGAATTGATGATAAATTAGATAAAGTACGTACTCAAGATATTCCTAATATGAAAGCAGATATAAGAGAACTTAAAATTAAAGCAAGTTTTTGGGGAGGTATAACAGGATTAATTGGAGGATTTTTAACGTTTTTAATTCCACATAGATAGGATAATAATATGTGGTGGGAATCAACAGATCATGGGATTATTCCAATTAACCGAGTAAAAGTTAAATGCCCTGTTTGTAAAGAAGTTTTAACAACCAGATTTCCTGAAGATCGTATATGGACTTACTGCAAAGAATGTAAAACAAATTTCTACTATCCTCCAAATAAAGATATTCCAACTCAAGCTAAACCAGATTCTCTTAAATATGACTCTAAAAAATGTAATTGTGGAAGATGCAATAGATAGTTTACCGCACTAGTAATTTTCTATCACAGTGAACACAAAATTGCCATAATTTTCCTTTCTTATCTTTTTCAATATATTGAAATTTGCATTTCTTTTTACACGGATTTTTAGATTGCCTATCTCTTTTCTCATATTTCATATTCACTCCTCTTAGAAACAAAACAGTCAAATTAAAATACTTGATAATCAATGTCTACAAGATTCATACTTTAAGGTTGTTAACTTATGTTAACTTATTTTAAATGGGTTAACAATAACTGTAAATCTTGAATAAGAGCTTCTACTTGCTTTTTATACCCTATAATGTATAATTCAGATGATTTATCGATTTTAATGAATACTTGATCTTTTTGTTTTAATCCAAAAGATTTCATAATCCCATATTTTCCTATATAATACCAAGGATCTCCGATACCAATATCACCTTTTCGATACATTTACCAGTCCTTTGATTTTTATACCTTAAATGCAATTTTTTCTATATTGTCTATATAATTCTAAAATCCTCACCAATTGGTTTAATTTGCTTCTATTTTGCCTATCATAGGTAGGCAGTTTAACATTAAAATAAACTTTATACCAATAATTTCATAATTATCCTATTAACCATAAAATTTTTTCATTTAAATAATTTCCAATTTTTAGGCTTATACTTGGCAACAACAAATAAAGAAATAGTATAAACAATAAGCATACAAGTTTCAATTCCAACACCTACCCAATTAACATAAATTGCTAATCCAATAATAGCACAAACAGCTTTTCCTATTTTATATAGATACTGGCTGCTACTTACTTGCGTTGATTTTTTTGTTCTAATAGTTTTAGCTACTTGTTTCCAATATGAATAAGTGTCCAATAATACTGCTAATGTTACAGCAACTACTCCAATGTTAGTTAATATACTATTCATTATTTTTCCCCTTGATGTTCAACAGAAATATCTAATCCTTTTGGAGCTTCTGTGATACTAGCATTTCCTTCAGAATCAATTATAATTTTTACTCGTTTACTTTTTTTACGTTTTTTAGATTTAGATTCTTCTAATTTTTTATCGTAGAAATATTCAATAACTAAGATTGTTAGAGTAAGTATTCCAACAAAACCCTCAAAAAATAAAATTCCTGCTAACCAAAAAGGTTCCCAATGATATAACCAAATATTAAATTGTTCTAACATATTATTTTTTCTCTTTACGAGATTTTTTATAAATTTTATTACTTTTATTTTAATCTTCTTTTAATCTTAAAATAATGTTTTATATCTTTCTTTATGCCTATATATAATAAACACAATGCTCCTAATATTCCCCATGCAATTATCCCTAATACAATATAGTCTATTATTTCCATGTTAGTCCTATAAATAAACTAATAAACATCCAATAAACAAGATCAGCGTCAAAATGATTCCAATAAAAATAGAATAACTTTCCATCTGTATCTTTTTTAAGCTCTCCAGGTATAAGAACATCTTTGGCTCTAAAGTAAAAATGAAATGATAACATAAGAGGCCATTGAATAGCTAAATGCCAACGTTTCCAATACTGTATTCGACTTAAATAAAAATCATCTCCAATTTGCCAATTCCACAAATTGCCTTTATCCATAATTAAATCACCTACGGAACACTCAACTCGCCATACTCCTTTTCCACCGATAGCCATAAGGATTTTAGGATATTTTCTCCATTTAGCCCACCATTCAGTACATCTATAACTAAAAGCAAACCAAGTCTTAGTCTTTTTATGAATCCACTTATAGAATCGTCCAAACCAACTATCTCCATACTGACTGTCATCGGGAAATGCAGCTTCTATTTCATGTGGATCGTTTATATGTTCAGGTAAAGCTGATTTAGGCATGATACATTTCCTTACAAATTTCACATTTTTTGTCATCGCATGTATACTTGGAGCCATGTTTAAGACTAATATCAACTTCAAATTTATCATATTTATCACTATATTCGCCAAAATAATCTTTTAAGAAAAATAATAGATTCATAAGAGTTGCAGGTTTCCCCTCCGATTGATCCTCTTCAAAAACTATTTGTTTATATTGACAATAGTCTGCTTTATCCAATAATTCCTCATACCAACTAGCAATATATCCATTATCTGCTTTAGTAATTTCTATTTTCCAAGGTAAAGACTCTTTCATACTCTAATCTCCTTTACTTTTATTGAATTTTCAAATAAATTTTTTTATAATTCTGTAATTTTGCAAATAATTGTATAAATGCTGCTCTACTTTGCCTTAATTGAAATGTTTTTTTATCGATTGTCTGCCCTACTAAAATATACCCCTCTATATCATGGATTGTATTTCTTGAAGATATATGGACCTCAGAAAAACCTGGAACATCCAGTAATAAAGGCAATTTTCGTTTAAATTTTGGGGAATAAATTATTTTAATTTCATAATCACCATAAGGAATTGCAGTTTCTCCATAAATTTTATATTCCATTATAGAATCTTCTAATGTATAACATTCAAATTTGTCATTTAAATATAATTGCCCGATTGTGTCTTTATTTGAAAAAATACACCGTTTTAAACATAAATTACATATAAATTCATCTTTTTGGCTTGATTTATCCTTAATATTCAATACTTTTGCTATAACTTTGCATAAAAATTTGAATAGGAGGCTTCCAAATTTGACCGTAGTTGAATTAGATTTTGATTTATGGTCTAATATTGATTTCATAATTTTAATCGATCTCTTTGGCCAAACTCGATAACCTGTCGTTTTTAAAATGCTTAATTATCAAAGATTTTAAGTTACTTCGAAAACGCTTATTTGAACAAGGCAAATATTCAACACCAATTAATTCCCTATTTTTCTTAATAATTTACCATAATCTGCACAATCAAGAATCTCTGGTTTTAAATGGGGATATTTTTTAGTTGCTTTTTTATAAGCTAATTTGTAAATCCATTCTTGATATTGTGTAAATAATCTTTGTAGCCATATTATTTTATGCATTTTATGCGAAATCCAAAGATCAAATCCATAAGGCCACCATTTATGAATCCAATCATGTTTAGGCCATACAAGTCCATGAATAGAATCAAAACCAAAGTGGCAATAAACTCTAACAGTTCCAAACTTCTCTTTAGTTTGTAATACTCTTATTCTACCCCATTTTGCTATAAACATACCAATTTTATAGGCAATAGCGTCAATTTGCTCAAAATATTTGGCGGGCCATTCACCATAATAATGCATATTATTTCTCCTTTTTAACTTTAATAAATTCTCCACCATCTTTATTAATTAAAATTGCATTATACCCATACCTATAACAATGTAGTTCTAAATCATTCCAGATATTTGTATTTTCTATAGTAGAAAGCATGATAAGACCTTTTGGAGTTATGCAGAGTGATTCTTTGTTATTTTTCTTTTTCATTAGACTATACCTTCCTTGTATCTAGTTTTTCCTTCACTATCTTTATAGACAGTAAGAATAGATTTTCTATTTTTACTGCTAGAAACATAAGAAACATGGACCCATCCAGAATTAAAATCTTTCTCTTTTGGATTATAAAATTCAAGTATCAACTGATCAAAGTCAATATTTGCTTTAATCCAGAGAGCAAGTTCTCTATTATCAATTCCCATTATCTCAATATCAGCAGCTTCACATTTACAGTGTTGAGATGATTCACTTCCTCCAATATCTCTATTGAGAGCAGTACATCTATATCCACTAGTAATTTTAATTGGTTTATTAAAATAAGATCGTATAATTTCTAATACATTTAAACATAAATTAGAAAGTTTTATAACTCCTTCTGCTGATGGAGTGTTATTAATATTATTGCGAATTGCATAGTCACTTTTTATAAACTCATTTAAATCAAAATTAGCACTTAGTTTCATTTTTATTCTCCAATAATTTTTTAATTTGTTCCTTTAAACTTTCATTTACTTTTTTAAGCTCCTCTAATTCTTTATCGAAATCTTGCCATGCTTCAGCAAATCCATGTTCTTTACCATTGTCATATCCATCCATATAACCCATGTCATAATCCATTAGTGATTCCATTTTCAATTCCTCCTTCAAGTGTAGTTGGTTTAATCCACAATACCTTTCCATGTTTAGAGTAGTCTTTTACCCATTGTTCGGGTGTTTTATTAGATTTCATAATACTGATATGATATCCTTCTTTGACTAATTGTAAAAGAATTTTAATTCTATCTTCTTTTGATTTAGCACCTTGTTCTTTTACTCGTTTAAAAAATTCTAAAAATATTTCTGAAGTTGCATGAAAAGTGTACATTATTTCTTTTTCTTTTTAATAAGAATAGAATAAGTAGATGCAGTAGTAAAATATTGTTCTAATTGAGATAAAGAAGGATTAAACCAATATATAGTATTTGGTTTTAATTTTTTACAGACATCAGCTTGAAGTTTTTTATTTTGTTTAATATTTTTAGCCATTTGTGTCTCCTAAATACCGGAATACTTTTACCATTAGAAATAAGAAATTCGAGACATTGACCAGAGGGGACAGAAAAACCTAAACCTGTAAAAATAGGGAAAAATGTTACAGGAGAAATCATAAATGAATTAATACCTACTAACTCTCCTTGAAGATTTATAACTGGACCACCTGAATTTCCTGGATTAATAAATACATCAGATTGGATAACATTATAAGATTCTTCTAAATCTCTATATAAAGCACTTATAATTCCATGTGTAACAGTAAAATCTAATCCTAATGCATTTCCAATTGCAATAACTTCTTGTCCAACTTTAATTTTTCTTGGATCTGCTAATTGAATATAGTTATTTCCTGTGATAGCTGGAGTTCTAATTAATGCTAAATCACTCTTATTACTTATTGCTAAAATTTCTCCAGCTACAGTTGTATTGGAATATAATTCTACTGTAACTATCTTTGATCTATTGAATGGAAAAGTAAATAAATGAGCACAGGTTAAAATATGACCTATTGGACTAATGAAAATACCAGCACCGGAAATTTCTACAGATTCTAGTTTTCCAGTATAAAAATCAGGAATATTATAAAATACTTTAATAGTAACAGTCATTGGTAAACATTTAGCAGCAACTTTTTCAAATCTATTATCAGGTTGCTTTATATCATAAACAATAAATCCCAAAGTAATAGTCAATAAAATTAGTGTAAACTTTTTCATTATTTGTACTCCTTTCCACTAACATAGAATTTACCATTTTCAATAATATGAACTGTTGGTGTTGTAATACCATTTTCTGAAATAAATTCTATAAAACCATTTAACCACATATGAGGTGCTCCAGCTTTCCATTCAGGAGATAAATGGCATAAGCATCCTCCAGTAAGAGCATATCTAGGAGGCATTGTAGGCATATCAGAGTGATAAGTAAATGCTTGATAATGGTGCAAATGTCCATAAACTGTTTTATTTGGAAGTCCAATCATAACATACCTTTTCGCATGATTTTCAGGATAAATAGTTCCATGTTTAAATACACAATCACCTAATTTATAGTAAGATCCATAGTTTCCATAAGAAATCCATATAGCTTTAGGAAATACTTTTTGAAGAACATCTCTATCAAAATTAAATCTATTCCCCCAAGCATCGGGATATCGTTTCATGATTCTTTGATATCTTTCTTCATGATTACCTTCAAGATATATTACTTTATTTGGAAAGCATACTTTTTTTAAAGATGTAAGAAAATCATACAATAATTTTTTATCTCTTTCATACCAAGATAATTTTATATTTTGTGCTGATACTGAATCAATTCCGTGCATCCCTTTAGAATCAATAATATCTCCTCCAATAATAAGTTCAAATTTAGCCCTCTGTTTTTTAGATTTTTTGTGTAAATTTTTAATATAGTTAAATACACCATTTAATTTAATATTATCGGGTAAATGTACATCAGAAAGAAATACTCCAAATGTCTTACTCATAATTAACTCCTTCTTCTAATTTTATTTTCTTTTTTGGACTTTTCCTTATGGCAATCTTTACAAAGTCCTTGAAGCTTATTGGCGTCAAACACAAACCTTCTAGTTATGTACTGATCCCATGAAACAAGACCTGTTACTGGACTCACACACGGATCAATATGGTCAATATCAATTTTCTCCCTACTTTGATGACATATTTCGCAAATAAACCATCCTGGCTTATTAGGATCTTTACACCTTTTTTTAACCTCTGTTCTAAGGGGCCAGCACATCCACGCTTTTCCTAAGCCAGAAAGAATAATCTTTTTAAGTCTTTTTTCATATTCTTCTTTTGATAGAGTGTTTAAAGGTGGTTTCTTTTTTCTAGACATCAAACTGCCTCCTTGCAAATTCTACACCCTTTACATAAAGAAACTCTAATCCACCCAAACTTTCTTCGTCAAATTTGTAGATTATTTTATTTTCATTTTTACCATCGCCATAAATAACATAAGCACCATTTTTACAAGATTCAATTGTTATTTTCATTTTATTCTCCTTTTGCTGTTCGCCAATTAACTCCAATTCCAATATCAACAATTAATGGTATAGATAAGCTAGTCACTGATTCCATAATAGTTTTAATTATCAAATGATGTTGTGCTTGAAAATCTTTTATTAAATAGTCTTTGTTTATTTCAAATAACAATTCATCATGAACAGTAAGAATTGGCAAATATCCTTTTTTTCTAAGATTAATCATAGCTAACTTAATAATTTCAGCAGCAGATCCTTGGATTATATAGTTTACCGCAGCACGTTCATAGTGATATCTTTCATATAAGTCTTTAGACATAATTTTAGGAATTGGAATCCATCTTTTCATTAAAGTATAAATACCTTTCTTCTGTTTAGCTTCATACTTAACTCTATTTACCCATGCAGTTACATTTGGAAGTCTTTGCCAGTAAAGATCCAAAAAGGATTGGGCCTCAATTTCTGAACATTTAGCGGTACGAGCGATTTTTTTGGCTCCAGCACCATATATTGATGCAAAATTGAGTGTTTTCCCCGTATCTCTATCACATCCCAAAGCTCTACCTGTTTCTTCATGAACATCTTTTTCATTTCTAAATGCCTCCAATAATAGTGGTTCTTGAGTAAAATGAGCAAGTAATCTATACTCTATTTGTGAATAATCAGCATCAATCAATACATTTCCTTCTTCTGGAATAAATAACTCTCTAAGGTTTTTACCTTCTTCAGTTTTAACAGGAATTTGTTGAAGATTGGGTTTACTCGACGAAAGTCTGCCAGTAGAAATACCTTTATCTATTTGAGCAGAAAAGTTTTGTGATATTTGATTATAAGTTGTATGAATTCTAGGCAATGTTGATAATTTTAAGAATCCTTGTGTATATGTTGACCACAGTTTTTCTAACTTATTATACTCTAATAAAATATTTACAAACTCATCTTCTTTATAGTTTTCAAGAACCCATTTATCGACTTTAAAATTCCCTTTTGAGGTTTTAGGAAGTTGGTAGCCTCGTTTAATAAGTGCTGCTCCAATTTGTTTATTTGAGTTTGGGTTAATTTCTGATTTGGTAATGTTTTGAATCCTATCCACCAAGTATAGCAATTTTCCCCTGAAGGTAGAATCGAGTGCTTGTAATTGTTTAACATTGATTTTAACTCCTTTCAATTCCATTTCAAATAGAATTTTCATTAATGGTATTTCTATCGCATTATATATATTTAATTGGTTTATATTCATATGCTGTTTAAACCAATGATAAAGCTTATAAGTTACTAATACATCCATCGCACAATAATTAGCTACTAATTCAGTATTTTGTTTATCTAAAGTTTTTTTACTTCTTCCTTTTCCAACAATATCTCTATAAGAAGGCCAATCATATCCTAATTCTTTTCCAATATCTTTTAATGAATGAGACTCTTTAGTAGTATTATAAGAATAAGACATTAAAATTGTATCACCAAATAAACTTTGTGGGCTAATATTTATTCCCCACTTAACAAGAAGTTTAGCATCAAATTTTAAATTATGCCCTACTAATCTAGTATTTGACAAAAACTCTTTTAATTTCTCTGTTAATTGAGTAAAGTAATAAACTTCTTTATCATCGAAACCTATTCCTAATCCAACAAAATTATCTTTTTCATCTGTTTCTATATCTATAAAACATAGAGACATAAAAGTAGGCCATATTATAGGATTTATTTCTAATTTAGCCCCATATCTATCAATACCAAATGAGTTTAATTGAACGTTTGACATATCGTATTAATCCTATAAGTTGTATTATTGGTGTAACAGCAATAACACTTATGTAAATTCCTATTCCAATAAGTATTACTTTAACAGTTTTAATAAACTTTTTGACCATTCTTTTAATTCCTCTGCAAACATTTCTAAATCTTGTGGGGTAACATTCCTATTTGCTGAAAGAGTTTTATCAAATGGGTAACCATCTAATTCAGTTTCAGAAGGATCGTCTATTATATCTTTATAGATATTTAATTTTGGATCTCTTTCTAGCCTAACAATATATCCCCCAAAATGACGCAAATAAGCTGCTTCATTTTTAAATCTAACATCAGATATTGCTACTAATGATTCTGGTGGAAGATATTTAATTCTATCATAAAAACGATGCACCCAATAAAGACCATTTTCTGAAAATCTTCTTCTAATTTCACCTTCAGCAATCATAGCTTCTCTAGGAGTTTTACCTCCTAATTTAGGACAAACAACTTCTTTTAATTTTCCATCAGTATGTTCTTTAGTAATTCCATATGCTCGTCTAATATCTTCTTTAAGAGGATCGGCGAAGGAATGAATCTCAAATCCTCTGGCTTTAAGATACGGATTACAAAGGAGACTTTTACCACTTCCTCTTTTACCAGATATCCCAATAATTAATGGCATATTATTTCTCCTCTTTAGTTTCCTCTTTTGAGTTTAAGCCTTCTAAGAAACCACTGGCATTATGTACCGCATCCAATAGGTTCTGAGAGACTGTGAAAGGGGAGCCTTTTACCTCTTTAAATAGCTCTTGTAGTTTTAATACCTCATTTGCAATTACTATAATTTGCTCTGCTTTATTTTTATCCATTTTTAGTCTCCTCTTTGATAGTTTGCGTCCATTCTTGACATACTATTTCTCCATCTAAAGTATAAACAGCATTTGGATCATTTTTACAGCTTTATACATTAGGCACTGTTCAAATTGGTCCATTTTCTTTCTCCTTCTCATCTTCATAAGTCATAACTTCACGAATTAGCCATGTAAGATACGCCAAAGTCTTAGCTATCTTTTCATTATCTTCTATTTCAAACACTCTCTTAAACTCTTCGTGTACCGTTGTCCAACGTTTGTTGGCTCTCCAAGTGTTCATTAACTTTAGATACTCTTTATAGCACAAATCACCTGGAGTATGGGGTGTGTATCCTTCTTCTCTGTGTTCCTGTGGTACGAATGGCATATTAATCTCCTTTTTCCCATTCTTCATATCCTTTTTTCAATTTATGAAATTTATTAATTTCCTTCACTGCTTTTATAAAACCTTCAACTTTTGCATTTTCTATTTCATCTTCTGCACCAGGGCTTAACCTCAAATCTTGGCCACAATGAGGACAATCATAATTTTGCTTTGACATTTTATTTCTCCTTCACATAAGGCTGCTTTTTATCTTCTATCTCTTTCTTAATTCTTTCGATTAAAATTAAATACGTCCCAGCAGTTTTCTTCAAGTTATCAATTCTACGAAGAGTCTTTTCATACTTTCTTTCTAACCACCGTAAAGTGACTTTCTTTCTAACTGGTTTCTTATTCATTATTTCCACTCCTTTATTTGATGCCAAATCCACTTAAATAAGCATCTATTTAACATAGCCAATCGCCACCAAAATCTTTTTCTCCAAGTTCCCCAATATTTTATAATTTGAATAGCTGCTTCTTCTGGAGAATGGACAATAAGATCATCTTCAAAATACACAATCATACTCGATGGTTTTTCTTTATTATATAAACGTACAACAGGTTTCCATAATCCATATCTAGCGTATCCAATTTCATGTGCTGAACCTTCACTTTTTAATTCTGGTGTAGTATCAACAATTACATGAGCTTCTCTAATCATTTGTTTATCTCTTTTCCAATAATCTTTGAGAGCTGATAAAGGAACATCTTGAAGTGGTCCTGAAATAGATTTAATATGTTCTTCAAGAATTGGATCAAGAACAGTGATTCCAGCATTTTCAAATATTTTTTTATTTTTCTTTGCCATAGTAACCATTTCTTCTCTATCACGACCAGTCATTTTGGCACAAGTATAAATTTTAATTACCATTTTAATAGCCTCTCACTTGGATTTTGCCTTCTTGCTCGTCATCTTCAATCTGTACTAAGACTGGAAGGAACGGTTTTGAATAGCGTGCTTTTGTGTGATAAATATATAATTCTCCTCTTTTTTCTTTCATATTAATAACTACATCAGCAGCAGCACTTTTATCTCTAGAGCCAATTACATCTTGAGCAGATGGATTTTCTGAAATAAATCTTGTGTCCATTGGACTTTTTCTTTCATGATCTAAAATTATAAAAGCACATTTATAAATACGAGTAAGTTTTTTAATATTTTCATATATCAAAGCAATTGTATCTGAATCATTATCATTCCTATTGTGGAATCGTCTAAAAGAATCTAAAATTACTATTTGTGGGTTTATTTTCTCTAGTTTCTTAGCTAATTTAGCAAGTGATTTTTCATTATCAAGTTTATAATTATGTTCAATACAAAGATGTAAATTTTCAGGTATTTTGGTTATTCCTTTTGCTTTTAACATAGCTTTAACTCTTTGTTTTAATAAAGAAGCTCCATTCTCTTCATCGATATAAAGAGCGATTCCAGGATTTACAGCAAATCTATTTAACCAACTACCTCCACCTTTTGCAAGTTCTATACAAAGATCTAAAGCTAAAAAACTTTTTCCAATTCCTTCTTTTCCTGCCAATAATAATTTTCCTTCTTTCGGTAAAATTTTATCTATTTGCCATTCAACATCTTTAGTGTGATCACTAAGAAGTTCTTTAAGAGTTAAAATTCGATCTTTTTCAAATTCATCTGCTATATATTCTCCCACTTTTCTATCATATTTTGTTATTTGTTTTACTTTTGTTTGTAACTCTTCTAATTCAAATCCACATTTTTCAGCGTGAGGTTTTAACACTTCAAAAATATCTTGAGTTTCAAATCCATCGTGCCATAATCTTCCAGCAATTCTGATAAAAGTATTATCTCTATTACCTTCTTTGAGTCCTATTAATGCTTCAGCAATCCAACCTTGTTTATTACCTATTTCTATAGTTTTCTTTTGCTGCTTACTTAAAAGCAGATCTACTAACCAGGAGGGGGGATATGTTAATGGTGTGTTTATTGGAGGTTTTACCCATGAGTAAGGTTGTCCGTTAAATCCAACGGATGGTGGAATGATAACATATCCCCCATCTCCTCTGATATCAACTCCAGGGAGTAGGTCTGAGTATGATGTTACTTTACCGTTCAATGTGGGAGTCCAGATAAAATGATAATGCAACCCATTAGGTGATCTGTCAGTCCACGTTAAAGGTATAAATTTACTTTTAATAGAGTCAAGACCCCCCTTCTTTGAATCTATATCTAGTGTCAAGACTCTACTAACTTGTCCTGTCACCATAGCTAAGTTATATCGCTTAAATTTAAACCAATTTTCAATTTCGGTCATGCTAGGTAATCTTTGTTGGTATTCCTTCCAATTTACCGCTGGCTTTTTATATCCATCTTCACTAATAGCCTCTCTTCCCATTACTGGAATTACTGAGATGCCTCTACTTAGAAAATATTTAGCTTCATTTAGCATTAAATAAATCCTTTATGTTAGATAGCATTTTTCCTCTTCTAAATAATTTTAATCTTTCTCGTTCTTTTATTATTCTATTAGCTTCTCTTTCCATAGCCATTTTAGATTTTCTAGAATGCGGAGAATGTCCACTTATTCCATGTTTGTGCATCCCCATTCCAGATTTTCCTTCTTTCATTATTCATGCTCCTTCATGAACCTATAAGTAGCAAGATTCCGTAAAAACTGCTCTTGAAGAAGTTTAATTTCTTTTTTATCCTTTATCTCCTTTGTCTCAAATACTCCATCTTCTTTCCCAAACCGTATAATTTCAATAACGTCTATATTAATGTTAAACCATTCTTTTAAAAGAAGTGTATAAGCTGCTAACTGTATAAATTGATCAATAAAAAATCCGCTAGAGGTTTTAAAATCAGATAATACAATAAGACCATTACGAGAGGCAAGGCGATCAAATTTACCAGCAAAGCGATACAACACTGAACCCAATATTTCTTCGTGCCGAAGGATAGTATCTTTGTTTTGTTTTTTCCATCTTCTAAACTTTTGAATGCAAGAGATAATTTTCGCTTTATCCTTGTGCTGCATAATTGTTTTATGTAGTTCTTCATCTATTTTACCTCTGAATTCAAATTGTTCTGCATAATCATGTACTATTGTTCCAATATTAGCAGCTTTCTTAGCAATAGTCATCCAGGCTGCTTTACTTTTCTTTGATATTTCCTCTAGTAAATAGTCTGGAAGTTTATTTACTTGCTGAGGAAACTCTTTTAGTTGATTGATGACATAAAATGCACCTTCACCAATTTTCCATGCTGAAAGTCTAGGTGATTCTGGCATAGACAGCTTATTGATAGTAGTAACGCTGTCAACAAAATCACCATTAAGTCTATATTGGTGCTTTTCGTCGTCAAATGTAAGAATGTTATTACCACTTCTTGATTCTATCATTTTGTTTTAATTTCAACAAATTTAAGCATATTTTCAGCAGTTTTTTCAACTAAATACCACCATTCTTCATAATTAGTTACAAACATTTGAAGAACTGGAGCTTGTACAGCAGCTTGAATAATTCCTTGAGCTTGTATTTGTTTAGTTTTAAGATCTCTGTTATCAGTATTATTTACAGTTGCTGTAAGATTAGCAGTTTGTGGAATAGCAATAGATCCTTCTTTGATTAATGCCATATTTTACTCCTTATTGTTCAACAACACTTACAATATAATCATTAAATGCTCTACCAGTTTTCGGATTAACTTTTTTGCCTTTATATTCAATTTCAATTTTCTCACCAATTTGAGCTTGAAGAAGTTTATCTTTAAGTTGACCACTAGCAAATATTACAACTTCATCGCCTAGGTTAACTGAAGTTTCAATCAATAAATCTCCTTCTTTCTTCTTAATCGGTGCGTCTCCATCTTGAATTGCAAAAGTAAACACTAATCCAAATTTACTGGTTGTAGAAGCTTTTAAGATACCAGTAAATTTACTTTCAACTTTATCGGTAAGACGTACAACTGGAGTAATACCCATACCGATTGTTTTTAATTCTCTTTTAGTCATTTTATTTTCTCCTATCTATTATTTTTGAATTATCTTTTAATATAATTATTGAGTTGTTAAAAGCAATAATATTTGATAAATCACAGGCTTTGACTTGGGATGAATCATAGGCTTTGACTTGGGATGAGCCATAGGCTTTGACTTGGGATGAGCCATAGGCTTTGACTTGGGATAAATAACAGGCTTTGACTTGGGATGAATCATAGGCTTTGACTTGGGATGAATCATAGGCTTTGACTTGGGATGAGCCATAGGCTTTGACTTGGGATGAATTATAGGCTTCGACTTGGGATAAATAACAGGCTTTGACTTGGGATGAATCATAGGCTTTGACTTGGGATGAGCCATAGGCTTTGACTTGGGATGAGCCATAGGCTTTGACTTGGGATGAGCCATAGGCTTTGACTTGGGATGAGCCATAGGCTTTGACTTGGGATGAATTATAGGCTTCGACTTGGGATGAGTCACAAGCAAAAATTCTACCTGATTTAATTTCATGAATTCCATCAAAAACAAATAATTGTTTTATTACTTCAGGTAATATTTTAGATTTAATTGTTTTTTCTATTTCTTTTTTTGAAAACCAATCGGGAATTAAATCTTGATCAACTTTAAAATTCCAAGATTTAATGTTTTTGATATCTTTTTCAGAAAAAGATTTAGGAACAACTTCAATTCTAACAAAAGATGGAAATATTGAACTATCTCTTAATTTAAACTTCTGAACTAAATCTTCGTGTGAATCTATATTTTTGTCCCATAAGATACCAGTTTTAAGTGCTAAACAACTAAAAAATTCACACATTTTATTCTCCTTTATTAATATTAGATTCTAAAAATATTTGGATTTCATTTTTTATATTAAGTACTTTCTTTTTTAATTTAAGTAAATGTTTTGCATGAGGTAAACTTTGAACAGGTTGTGAGTGAAGAATATTATAAACTGCTATTAAACATGAAGCATAATCATTTCGACGTTCACCATTAGTTTTTTTAATTAATTGATTTAAATTTTTAGTAGAAACAACAACTTCTTTGACTGTTTCTGGTATTTCTTCAAACTCAGCACTCATTGAGTCTACTTTTCCAGACGCAAAAGCTTCATGTCCAGGGTCTTTGATGTTATTAACAAGACCAGAAGATTCATTGTGCTTAGATGAGCAGTTAGGACATTGTAGTCTGCCACCAATCTGCATTAACGGTCTTACTTGCTTTTCTTTGAGGTAACATTCCTTGCAGACACCTTTAGGATATTCTTCTTCAATCCCCATAAGTCCTCCTATACCTTTAATAGTGAATAATAAAAGTATTTACTAGTTAGTGGATACTCAACTTTACAAGCGTAGCAAACTCTACTATTTGGAAATTCCGTTTTTCTTCTCATAAGTTCTATATCCAGCTAATCCGAGGATTCCAAATAGTACGGTTGTAAGTATAGAAGTATCTATTTGTGGAATCATAAGAGACTTTCCAGTAAATAAAGGATAAAAGAATAAAATTATAGGCTGTACTACAGTTAGCCATGTGAAAGCTAGTACGCATATCCAAGCTAAAACTGGTCGCCAAAGGGATTTAATAGGATTATCACTTTGTGCCTCAATCTTATTGATTTCAGCTTGTGCAATATCAGATTGGATTAACGCTTTAACAAGTTCTCCTTCTTGCTCTACAAGCTTTAGCTGAAGTTCCATCTTTACTTTCTCACGCTCAGCAACATTTGGAATAATTCTATCCAAAACTTTTCCAACTATAGGCAATAAAGTTCCAATTAAAGGTATCATTTTTCCTCCGTTTCCTTTATTTTCAAAAGTCTCTCTAATCTTTTCCTTGGTATATTCAATCCTCCATGTGGATTGGATTTACTGTAAACATAAACATTTTTTTTTTTTTTTTTTTTTTTTTTTTTTTTTTTTTTTTTTTTTTTTTTTTTTTT